GACGCTCTGTGCCGCGTGTTTCCTTGGCACTCCATCTTTAAGCAGCTCAAGGGCTGCGCTACGCTTGTCTACCTGATCGACAACGAAGGCTGATGGTTGCGCTACTGCAACCGGTTGCGGTTGCATCCCGGGTTGCATGGTTGCACTTGCTTGCAGCGCTTGGTTGCGCTTGAACCGCTCACGCCTGACGGCCATTGTCCGGTCTTTGCCTTTCAGCCATCCCTCTCGCTTGCAGCGCTTCTGTATGGCCTGGCGCGTGATCTCGTAGTCCTTGGAAACGCTTGTAAAGCCTTCACCAGCTTCAATGCGTGCTTGTATGGCCGGCCAATCAACTTGCGCTGGCTGGTACTTACGCATGATCTACCTTTGCAATGAATCCCCAGCCCTCGGCGCCAAAGGCAGACCGATTTAGCCTATCGTCGGGAGCTGGGGAAGGGTTGCGCAACCACATATGGTTGCAGTTTACAGGAACGATACCAGATTTGGAGACACTTGCAACCACCTTATCGAAAAAGATCAATCGAGCTTGTAGTGCAGCTCAATCAGCGCGTGCCGATAGTTGCGTTTGACGATGCGCGGATCGTGTAGCCCTAGCATGATTGCCAGCTTTTTCCATGCTGGCCCTCTGGCCCTGAACGCAGCGCTGTGCGCTACGGCCCAGACCAGGCGACGGTCATCTTCTGGCATGATGCTTGTGAGCCGCATGGCCTCATCGAAGTCACTGATCTGCTTTGAGGTTGGTTGCAGTCTTGTCGGCCCGATCTGCGTCCAGCCGTAGCCATGCCAGTCCAGCGGGTAGTCTGGCCATGAGCTGAGCTTTTGCTTGCGGGCTGCCGGCGGCAACCTTCTGTCAGTCTCTGCTGCCTGGAGAAACAGGTCGTGAAGCTGTTCTACGTTCATAGAAATACGTCTCCCAGTGATCGACAAACTTGCGCTGTTGGAACGGCCCCATATGCCAGTAGGCTTTGCGGATTTGCTTGTAGCGGTCGAGGCTGTGCATTTCCTGCAGTGAGGCAAAGACCTTTTGCTGCCTGACCAGGAACTCATCTTTCTTCCGTTTTTCGACAGCAGTGCGATAAGGGTGTTTCGCCCTTTTCGCTACGCGGCTTATAAGTTGTTGTATTCGTTGCCTTTGCAATTTTTCACTTGACAGATTTTCGGGCCTCGATATAATCATTGCTTAAGCAATCCTCCTGCTTACGCGCTTTCTCAAGCGTTTTTTTTAATAAGATTTTTGGTTGTGAGATGGCTTTTGAGATGGCCTTAAAGCTGTATCTAGCTGGCTAGATCTAGCTGTGGGGCGGGCTTTCGTTCCGAATCGCAGACCATAGATATGGCACTCATTAGGGCCAACCAGGGCTGTTTCGCACTTGACGCACTGGCCCAGCTTCTCGCGCTTGTCCATCGTTCCATCCCCTTGCTCGATCATCCTGCTGCCCTCTGATGGCCATGTGGCATTGCTCTCTGGCGCAGATGAAGTGGCCGCTGGCCAGCATGACCCACGTCCCTTCCGTGATCCAATGAGTGTGGCCACAAGCGGCGCACTGGTCTGTTTTGCTGTCTTGTTGCTTCAATGCTCATCACCAGATCTGCTAGTTGCTCTCTGAGGTAGTCCAGTGTCAGCGTCCCAGGCTGACCTTGTAGGTAGCTCGGCAGCTCTTGATGAACCGTGTCGATGCTGGGGAAGTATTTCGACTGATGTCGGCGTATCGGCACGCCGTACAGCTCAGCTATGTAGAAAAGGCCGCGCCCTTCTTTGATGAGCCGGCTGATCTCACGATCTGCATCTGCCAGTGCCTCATCCCTGGTCATGGCTACCGGCGTCTGCGATAGGCGCGTGGCCTGCAATTAGACTGGTAACCATCTGCGAGGCGACCGCGCAGCTCTTTTGAAAGCGCCCGCAGCCGCACTTCTTCATTCTCTGTCGGCTCGTGGCCGTCATCGAGCTTGGTCAGCCAGTAAGTGATCTCAGTCAAAAGTTCACTGTCTTCCATCTTGAAGATGCCGTGAACGTCACGCAGCTTGTAGACAGCCCGACGATTGTCATCGTCTTTGATCTGCTCCACAGCAAACCGATTGACGTGGCCGTGTCCGCTGACGGCCCGCATCATCAGAGACTGCCCCTTGTGCATACGAAACTTGCACGAAAAGGGCTGACCACCCTCGCGGTAACCGCGTATCTCCAGCAGCTCGCCTTGATAAGCCGGATCTTGCTGGCGCAGCAAAGTGATGCCGCTTTCGATAAACTCATCGCCTGCCGGCACGTCGTTTGGTTCACAAACCTGAATGTCAATGTCGGCCTGATACTTCTCGCGGATCATCTTGGCCCGCTCGATACCTTCTGCAAATGCGTCCATTATTCTTCCTCCTCTGGTAATTCCACATAGCCCCTGCCCTCACAGACAGGACATTGGCCATAACCGGTGGTGAGATCGCCGCCACGCATATAATCCGGCACAGCGATCTCGACCTCGCACTCGCCCTGGGCATCGCAATGCTCACACTCCAGCACCTCGCGCCATTCACCTGGCACTGTTGAGGTGCGGATCTTCCGCGCCAGCATGGGGCTGAAGCCCCTAGACATTTTCGACCGCCTTGATCGTCAGGCCGATCTGCATGGCAATCTGAGGCACAATGGCGTTGCCCAGCCCCTTGAGCCGTGCTGTCCTCTGCTTCACGCCGGTTGCTACTCTTGGGATGTCTCTAGGTTCGTCCAGCCAGGTGGATAGCCCATCAGCCACTCCACCCACGCTGGGTTGAGACTGGCTGACGGCTGTTGCGGGTCTTTGGTTTCCGCACAAAGGTAGCCCTTGTCTTTCATGTGAGTGTGCGACTTGCTCCCCACTGGGCCTGTGTCCTTGTACTCGCTGGCTCTTGGCGTCGGCCACATCTTGCTTTTCTTTTTTCGTCCCGCCCGATGCGTCATCCCATCGAACTCTTGATTGCTGTTCAGCTTTTGGCTCAACATTTCTAAGGCACCTTGATTCGTAAAGCCCCTCACGTCTGGCGTCGGCCACATTCGCACCGCATCGGTCAGTGCTGTCTGCACCTGCTTGCCACTTTTCTTGCTGTAAGGCTTGCTTACTCCGTCCCAAGGTTCGCCATTTGCGTTCATTAACTCGCCGCTGTTCGTAATTTTGTTCGCGGCTGGCGTCGGCCACATCTTTGCCTGTGTCTGCAAATCTATGCCCCTCAACTGACCACTGCCCCTTGGTGAGGCATCCGGCGTTGCCCGCATTGCCGGCCCACCCCAGCCACTGCCCTGCTTCACCATGTCCGGTGACATCTGATTGGCTTTCGCTGTCGGCGTGTGCAGCAATGATCCAGACTCGATCGCGTCTGTGCGGGGCATCGACGGCACAAGCTGGAACAACAAACGGTTGGACGGTGTAGCCTTCACTTTCCAAGTCAGATAGCACTTGGTCGAGGCCCATGTTGATGTGTCCAGAAACATTCTCAAAAACGCACCAACGCGGCCGCTTTGCTTGCACAATGGCAAATATTTCCGACCAGATGTGACGGTCATCTTTCTCGCCTCGTCGCTTGCCGGCAAGGCTGAATGGCTGGCATGGATATCCTGCTGTGAGGATGTCGCAGTCTGGAACAAGTCGTCCTGGGTCACTGGCTAACTCCTTCACGTCATCTGAAATAGGGACATCAGGCCAATGCTTGGCCAACACCTTGCGGCTCCATTCCTCAATGTCACAGAACAGCACCGGGCGTGACAGGCCAGCCCAATGAAAACCCAATGCGAAGCCGCCGATGCCTGAACACAGATCAACGTGAGCCAGCATCGCTATCACCATCTTGGCCCCGCAGCAGAAGGCAGAAGTCATCCAGGTCAAGCACCACCAGCTCAGGCTTGCGGTCAGCCTTCAGCACCAGAGCATCAGCCCCTTCCATCCAGTCATAGATCTGCTTGAAGCCGTTGGCGCGGCACTTGACCTCTAGCTCCCACTGGTCAACTGGCAGCGGGTCACCCTTGCGGATTACCAGGTCGTTTTTGATGGCAGCGCCGCCTGACAGCGGAACGCGGTAGCAATCCAGGCCGTTAGCTTCCAGCTTCTTGCGGATGCTGTTCTCGGCCCTGTAGCCTTTATCGCGTGACGCCTTACCCATCAGCCTGCATTGGGAAGAAGTCGTTAGGTGTGACCTTCCCGCCAGTCAGGTTGATGATGCGCTGCATATAATCTGGGTTTGGCACAGACCGCCTCGGATCATCGAGGGGGTGGCACCAGCGCGTGACAGTGATGGTCTGAGGCACACCAAGCTGACGTGCCAGCAGCGATTTCGACCAACCCTGTTCATTTCGCCAATCATCTAAAGTCATGTAACAGACATTAACGTGCTTGACGTTTGATGACAAGGTAACTTATTGATGATTTATCTTAACATCCAGCGACAAGGCATTTACAATGTTTCTCATGCAAAACAACCTATCGAACATGATCCGCGCTGCGAATATGACCAAGCGCGAAGTTGCAGCTCTCAAGGGTATCACGCCGGAAAATCTGTCTAGGCAAGTCAACGGCCACACCAACATCACCCTGCGTGATGCGGAAGATTACGCCAAGATTTTGAACTGTCTGCCTGAAGAAGTGATGTTTGCCACCAAGCCGATAAAACTGCTTGCAAGTTGGCGACTTGATGACAATCAAAAGCCGGTTTTAGATGACCGCAGCGCAGACAATCAGGTCGTGTATATCAACCAGTATTATGCCAATGATACCGCTTGCATACAGGCAAACCTTGGCACTGAAGCGCCGTGGCAGTTTGAAATGTGGAATGACCAGCTTGAAGTGATTGATTATGGCCCGGCAGAGCGCGGTGAAATATCAAAGGACTGCATCCAGAATCCCTGTTACGCAATGGCACAAGACGGTAAACTATTGTCAGGTTTGCTTTATCCACAACCTGGCGGCGTTCACACAATTTATGCAGATGAAGCCAACGGGTTTCAGGGTGCAGAAAACGTAAAGCTCAAATGGGCCTGCCCAGTCCTGTCAGTGATTCGCAGGCCAGATTTGATGGGAGTGCGGGTGGTAGATCAGTCAAAACTGGATCGTTAATAAAAAACAATATTAGGGCTTGTCGACATACGACAAGGCGTGTTAAGCCTCAAGACAAGGTAATTGTCTTGGGGTTTTTCTATGTCCTTCACAATTCTGCCCGACTGGGCGACGCAAAAGCATTATTTCCATCATTCCAACCCGGAATCGCGCCCGCCCTGTAAGGTTTTCTACGACAAGTGCGTTATTCGCCCACTTGTAAACCGATGCTGGCAGATCCTGAAAGATGAGATTGTTGGGGATAAGGACTACGCCAGGCAGCTAATCGAAATCTATAAAGACGACAACGCCAATATGATGGCGGGCCGTGTCGTGCAGGACATTGCCAACAAGCACCTTGTCGATGACATGGCCTTTGATGAGGCGCTGCGGCACGGCATGGCGGCTGTGGATGAGTATGAGCCGCGCAAATGGGATCACGGCAAAGATGCTGACAAGGCGGCAATCAACCGTGATGAGCTGGCTGATGTAGCACAGCACGCCGTTGATGGCGTGATGGCGGCACATCGTGAGCTGGGCCTGAACCGCATCACAGGCGAGAGTGAAGTGCTGACACGCCTGCCAGGGCTTGAGCTGCCCTATAGCGGGTTCCCAGACTTCAGTGGCCAGGTCGAGCTGAAGACCAAGTGGTCGCGCTTCAGTGCAAAAGCCAAGTCAGGCAAGTCAGCCGCCAGCCTGCCACAACAGCCAGACTGGTCGCATATTTGCCAGGTCGCCGGCTACTGGTCTGCCACCGGCAAGCCGCAGCTCATCGTCTACGCCAATGCCACCGGCCACCGCGTCTTTAGCGCAGCCAACTGCGACCGCCTCACCACCGAGGGTATGCAGGCCGCGCTGAACCAGATCACCGCAAAATGCCAGGTGCGTGAAAACCTTCTCAAAAAAGCAGATTCCGTCGAGGAGCTGCTGACGCTGGTCGAGCCAGATTTCGGCCACTACTGGGCTTGGGATGTCCGTCCTGAAGTTCTCAAACAAGCAAAAACAGCATGGGGGTTCCGATGAACAGAAACCTTATATGGCTTCACGTCGATGAAGCTGGCCGTC